GCTGTCATATTGCTTAACACATCTGTTGATGTATCCACCAAGCCATTAATTTCAATAGTGCCTGTCTGTACCACACTGTTGGCATCTGTGTAACTAAAGCCTGTGCTGGCAAATGTGTTAAGTGAAGTTAAACTGGTATCAATGTCTGCGGCGCTGATTTCTGCGCCATAGCGATCACTCTGCATATAGTCATTGAGCACATCGCCTGGCAAGGTCATTGAATTTTCTAAATGGAACACACAATTTGGCAACCCAGTTACTCCAGCAGTTCTGCTGTAGGTTACCTCAACGATTGCGTACAGTAATCCTGTCATAGGATGTGTACCAGCGGTCCAGTTAGGCATAACGGTGCTAGGTGCAGGGATAGTTGCACCACTACCGTCAGGGGCAACACCAGTTTGTCCGTTGTAAAGGTATATCTTAACCAGGTCACGGTGTTTGATGTCCTGGTTACCTTCTTGGTCTAGGGTGTAATCAACAGTTACACCATCTGACTTGAATACGATTCTATTGTTGTCAAAGTAAAGTTCGTGAAATGTGTAGGCACTTGCGGCTGCGGTACTCAACAAGTTGCCAGTAGATTCTGCCAATGTTAGACAGAATGTCATCTTTTTGTAATCACTGCTGAGAACAGCGTCGGTGATATTGCCTCCAAAGAATGCTTCACCATATAAAACGGGTATTTTGTTGTCTGTGCTAGGGTTGAGCTGTACTCTAACACCTGGATCTACCAATTCTTCTGTGGGTCGATCGTTTGAACTGGTGTTTTTGTTTAACAAGCGAGTAGCAAAACCTAAAATTGCCACTCTAGCTAGGTTACTGGCAATGCCGTTACCGCCAATGAAGCCTAATACATCACCGAAAAAACTCATTTAGGTGCTCCAAACTGAAAATTACTGTTGCTAAGGGCTAGCACGCGATTCATTGACGATTCTGATGGGAAATCTCTTGGATTTGTTCTGCGTCCGCTTATTTTCTTGGTCAATATCTCAACGATTGAGTTGCAGGTCAACACTATTGTGGTTGTAGCAACACCTGAAATCACATCTATGTCATCACTTACACTAAAATTGGTCACAACACCTTTGAATTTCAATACAGGATTGTCGTTGGGTGTCAAACTCAGTAGTGCGTGTGTTGTAGGGTTGAAAAATCCTCTGCGGATCTCAACTGTACTGCCTTTGATCTCTTCATTCATTATATTGGTGATACTGCCAGTAGGAATACCACTAAGAGCAATACTAAGTTCACTGGGTGATGCTTTTAGTTCGTTGTTGATAGCACTAATGCTCAACAGTTTGCCTGCATTGGTGTAAACATTTGTATCAATAGTTACATCAGTGTGATAATCGCTGATATATGCTACCTCAAAGTTAGGAATATCCCATTTGACAAATACTGCACTTTCTACAGCAACATTTGAACTAAGATCTATCATACTGTTGACTCATAAAATACAAAAGGACCACTCCAACTAACAATGCCACCTGGTGAAATTGTCCACTGCGGTAGTTCTACACAAATCACTGTGTAACTAGTACCATCAATGTCTCCATGATGCAATATGTCTGTGTAGTTTGAGTTTGATATTGCGATAGATTCTGTTGTAAATCTGTTTGCCGCATCAATATCTTGTACTTCGTCTGCGATGTCTCGCCAACGCAAGCCATTTGGTAGTTGTACAGTAAACTTGCGAATGGCATTACCTCTGCTTACTGCACGAACTGTTTGGTTGCGTGTGATAGTCTGCCCTACTTGTGCTTTAAGATCCACACTCAGTGAGGCAGCTCTGTCAAATACCCATTGAAATGCCATTATGCTACTCCTGGTAATAAGCGTCTGCCCTGTTCAGATACGGCAAACAAGAATGCTGGATCTCTCGCTACCAACTCTTTGAACGAGCGAGCATCAACAGCGTTAATATTGTAAACAACCTGTGTAGCACCACCGTTCAATTGATCGTTGGGTATTACTCTGTTGCCTCGTGCACCTACCAGTAACTCTGGACCTTTTTCACCAACCACAACTGGTGCATTGGTTGGGATAATTCCACCATTGGCAAAGCCTAACAGTTTGCCTATGCTTGAGAAAATGTTGCTACCACCTTTTGAACCAGTAGCACCTGAACTGAATAGGTTTGCAAACAACTGTCTTATCTGTGTTCTCAACAGTTCATCAACAATGGTGTTCAACAGTGATCTGAATTCAAACTTGCCTGTTTTTGCAAATCCTACAATGGCATCTTCCATGCCTTGTGTGGCTTTGGTAAACACTCTTTCTGCGGCAGCCGCGGCATCAGTAGCATCTTTGATATAGTTGTCCATTGCATTTTTCCAACCAGTGCTCCAATCTCTTGCGGCAGTGGTTTGTCCTGCTAGGAACTGTTGATATTCTTTGTTTAGATTTGTGAGTGCCAATTTGTGTTCGTCTGTTGTTATTTTGCCAGCTCTTAGAGCTTCGTTCAACAGTTTTGTTTCTTCTGCATACTTGGTTTTGGCGGCTTTTAATGGCAACAATCTATCTGTGAGACTTTTCATTGAGTCTGCTATTGCTTTGGCGTTTTTGATTTCTTCTTTGGTTTGTGTTTTGGGTAGGATAACTCCTCCAGCTTTGATACCTGGTATCTCTGCTGTTTTCTTGATCTCTGTGCCTGCGGCTTTTGCTTTGGCAATGGTTTCATCATATGCCGTGCCAGCATCTGCCACTGCTTTTTTTAGATCTGCATACTGTTCCAACACTTCAGGTGGTATTGCGGCAACAATAGCATCTTTCATTTCCGTGGCTTTGCCTGCGGCATAATCCAATGCCTTGCCAACTTTGTCACTTACGACACCACCAAGTTCTCTTGCACTTGATTGAACCTTGTCCAGTCCAGGAATGATGGCAGCAATAGCATTGTAACTGTCAATTAGTATCTGAATAAAATCATAGAATCTATCTTTGAGCCAAGTTACAACCACACCAACCTTTTCGCGTAAGAATGCAGTAAACTTGCCAAATGCCACACCCAACACATCCAATGCGGCTTTGATTTGAACAAATGTTCTACCCAAACCATTTTCAAATGATAGGTATGCAATCAAACTTGCAATCGCAACTGCTAGAAGTCCAAATGGGTTTTTTGCCATTGCTACGGTAAGTGCTTTGAATGCATTGGTCAACAAGCCCAGTACTCCTGTGAGGCCTTTGATTCCCATTGCCACAGCAAGTCCTGTAACAGCTGAACCTACCAGTTTTGCATTTTCTGCAAGTTGACTGAACAAGAATGAAACACCATTGAGTGCGGCACCCAATACTGTACCAATTGTTTCTGCAAGACTTTGGTTCTTGGTAATGAAGTCTGTGATTTGTGTGATCAAGTTTTTGAGTGCTGGACCCATTGTTGTGCCCACTGAGCCTGCGGCATTTTTGATTGCAATCGAGAAGTTGCTCATCAATGTGCTTAGGTTGCCCAATCTAGCGGCTGTTGCACCACCAAATCTTTCATCCAATCCTTGAGCCAGTGCTTCAGTGATCTTTCTAGCACCTTCTGCACTTTTACCAAATTCTGACACTTCGTTTCTTGTGATGCCCAGCTTTTGTGCTAGGATTTCAAACACAGGAATACCTCTATCACCCAGTCTGTTTAGTTCTTCCAATCCAAGTCCACCTTGTGTGGTTCTTGAGAACAAGTCTGTGATAGCTTGTAGTGTACCAATTTGGTCTGTGGTAACAGCGGCAGTATCAGTAAATGTTTTTAATAGTTTTTGTGTTGGCTGAATACCTGCACCAGCAAGTTTAATAAATGTGTTTGATAGATCTTCAATGCCAAACTGTGTCTTTGTTGCCAGTGCTTGAATTGCGGCAAATGCCTGTTGACCTTTTTCAGCAGTTCCAAATACACTGCCTAGGGTTGTTTGTAGATCTTCAAATCGTGCTGTTACATCAACAATACCTTTGATAGCGGCACCTGAGGCAAAACCTGCAATAGCTACACCAAGACCTCTAAAGGCTTTGGTTATACCACCTGTTTGTGCTTGTAGTGCTTTTAGATTGGCACTGGCCCTTTTGGTTTCAATGTCGACTTTGTATGTTAGGTCTGCCATTTATTTTTTCCTTATTATTTGTCCAAGTCTGCGTTTTAAAAATGCCTCTGTGGGCTTTTGCATACCTTGTGGACTTTGCTTTGAATGACCTCTATCCAATGGAACAGCATAATCATAGTGAGCATCAATCATGGTGTTGCGTACCAGTGTGGTTCTTCTCCTAGCATTACCTGTTTTGATAGGTGTGTTTTTAACCCACACATCAAATGCTTCTGCAGGTACACCTTTCAAATCTCGTGCTTTTTTAACTAGACTGAATGTGATTGTGTTCTTTATTAGTCCCATTTTGTTTCTCTTCTACGGAGGCTAACATAGCCTTCATTTGGTCTTCTGTTAGTTTTGGTGCTGGTGGCGGACCTTTTCTATTCTTTTTCTCCTCTTGTTCTCTTGCCTTTGCGTGTAAGTCCAATGCAGTGTTTACAATGTATAAATCAAATGTATCTGCACTCTCGATTACTTCACTTGGCAAGCAGTGATATCTACTGGCTATAGTATCAATCATCAGCACTTGCCGGGCCAAGGGCGACTCTAGCTCTACTCCGGCTTCTGTAACTTTCCCAGGCTATCAACAATCCTATTCATTACAAGGATCAATACCCAGGCCGGAATTACGCTTTCATCAGTAAGAACTTTGTTTCCTTTCTCATCCAATACCAATTCGCTTACAACTTTAATTATCTCTCCTTGATTTTCAGGGTTGACACTGCTGAGTTTTAAAAACACATCCATGGGCTGTCTATCCCAGGTGTGAAACTCCAATGGCTCGCCGAACTCTTTTACTACATCTTCATCATCGATCACAACTGGAATCAGTTGTGGTTTTTTTGCAATTTGTGATAGTTTCACTTTGAATCTCCTTGTCGATTGATCATTTCATTTGCTAGTGCCGTGAGGAATCCAAGACGACTTGACGCTTTGTCAATGTCTTTCCTAGCACATCTTATTTCATTTGTGGATTTTGCAATCTCTGCCAACAGACTTGCTCGAAGTTGTTGTTCAGATTGCTGTGCAAGCATTTTGTCTAATTCTGACATCCGTCGATCTCCTTTTAAAGGGTAAAAGTACAAGGGATTGCTCCCTTGTACTCATATTTACCTTAACCTAAAAAATTAGGCTATTGCAACAGTTAGGTCAGCGTCTCCAACGATTGAGAAACTGGATACCCAAACTGGGCTATCAGCACTAATGTTAGGACTTAGACCTGTGATGTATCCTGAACCACTAACAGTTGGTTGGTCAGCACCGCTACCAGTGTCCTCACCCATGAAAAGATCGAATGTTACACGAACTTTTCCTGAACTTAGACCAAAGATACCGTATGCGGCACCTGTGTTACTTGAAGTATAAGTTCCTTGGTCAGTGCCAAAAAACTTAACACTGTCAAGAACAATGTTACCACTTACGCTATTACTGGATACAGTAGCAACCTGTGTTACCGCGTTTGATTCTAATGAACTAAACGAGAACACATCGTTAGCCGCTTCAAGAGTAATATCTTGAAGTGCTGGAATTTCTAGACCTGTATCGGCACCGTTACTAGCAACTTTAACAGTTAGAGTAACCTTATTAGCGGAGCCAGGACCAGCGTAGATATAATCTGCCATTTTGCTTTTCCTTTTTGTTAATTGTTAACTGTTCGCTCAAACACAAACTCTAAACTTTGCACCATTCTGTCACCTTCGAAATCAGTTTCACCGGTCACTCTGCGTTGACTCCAGTTGTCCTGATCAAAATTAATTCTAAAGTTACGAATAGCTTCTGTTAGCGTTGTATGATTGGCGGGCAGTTGTTTTGCGTCACATGCGTAGTAGACTGTAGTTGTTGCGATCTCTGTCGCGAACCCTGAACCATCCAGTGTATCTAGTATAGGATCCAAATCAGTTTGAGTTGGAGTTACATAGATACGCTTGAGGTTTTTGAGATAGAGTGGAGTATTATCACTTGACCAAGGTAGTTCCTCAGTCACTGTGAAAGTACCAAGCGTGTTTGCGCTGAGTGCTTTTAACTTTGTGATAATATCCGATCTCATCTAACTCTCCTCAGATTGGATACGCCTCGTAGCTTTTCTGTTGATTGCACTGTGCCATCATCATCAAAGTCATACCAGTCGCCTGCGATTACCAACTCTGTGAACAAGCGGGAGGCTCTGGATGTATAGTATTCCATCTTTTGCCTCTCCGCTGAGTCTTCATTCCCAAAGTCAGCAATGTTAGGGAGAATATATTCACTCAATGCTTTGTATACACACAGGTCTGTGAAATCGCTCTTGCGATCCACAATCTTTGTGGCATCCAATGCTGGAATGTCCACTCGACTTACACTGCCTGAAGCATTTGAAATGTAATAATCTCTCCACCAATCACTTGCTCTGAATTCAGTTAGGATTCGTTCCGTTGTTCGAATCAACTGGTCTTCTACAACATCAATAGTAAGGCCCTCATTAGCCTCAAAGATACGCTGATCACGATCAACGACATCTTGATACTCTGCAAAGCTGAGTACGGTTTGACCTGAACTAATAAATGCCATTACTGTTTACTCCCTAATAAGATTAAGATGCTAGGTTGATGAAACGACCACGAGTTGTGTCAACAATAGCGGCTTTAGCGTGTAGGCTAGCAACCACATCTTGACCAACTGCTTCTGCTCTACGAGCAACTTCAACATCAACATTCTTCTGCATTGCAATACGCATTGCGTCTCCACCTAGGATAGCAACACCATTGGTTAAGTGTGATGTAACAAAGAAGTTACAACCAGCAATTGAACCTAGTGAGCCACTCTGTAGTGCGGCACCTTGCCAATCGCCACCAGCAAATGCTGTTGAACCGATTTCGCTCATCATTGTGCCATATTTGTCAGCACTAACAAAGCCAAATAGTGCGCCCATTTCGCCTGTTGCACGGATAGCACCGATAGCACCATAGATATCTTCAATTGTGAGTGTTGTAGCACTTGCTTCTGCGTAGTTGGTTAGTGTTGCAAGTAGGTCACCAACATTGCTGTCGAACTGAGCGGCAACTTTGTTACCTAATTGACGACCGATTTCAGTAGCGTCAATAGCACCAAGGTCACGCACAACAGTGCGGCTTGCAATAAGGTCACATACGATGTCAACACTGCCTGAAGTTGTGATCTGATCAACATTTACATCTTCATAGTCAGTACCAGTAGAACCGTCTGTAAAGCCAGCAACACCAAGTGTTCTAGCGGCACCACCACTTAGAACTGGAATCTTAACCAGACCATTTGGTGCATTTACTACTGGGATTGTTTGTCCACCTAGGAACATACTTGCTTCGTGTGCGGCATATACTGTAGCGGCACGAACCTGCACCTCAAAATCTGAGTTTGCAGATAAACTTTGATAATTCTCAGCCATTTAGTTTCTCCTTTGTTAAGTTAGATTTGGCCTGCTCTTCGCGCTTCGGCGTAGAGCTTTCTATGATCAGGACGAGTTAAATCCAACTTAGAGAGATCAAGTCGTTGTGCACCACTGTTTCTAGGATTACTAGAATTTGTATTAGTGGTAGCGGCTGATGCTCCGACAAAGTGTGGATTCGTTTGTAGGAATTCCTGGACAAAGGAATCAACACTTAGTGCCTTTCCATCGTCTCCGTATCTTACTTCACCTTTGTCATCAACAACTTCAACTTGTGATTCTTCATTCATTCTAATATTGTTTCTCAATAGTTTGCTGACCTGCTCTGGGTTTACACTTTTAAACTTGGCAGCCGCATTCACAAGAGGAACATCAATTTTGAATTCACGAATCATATCATCTCTACGACGAATTTCAGCGTCCTTCTTTTCAGCAAGCTCACTCATTAGTTTGTCGAACTCTCCACGCTTTTTGGCATCTTCCACTCTTTTGGTTTCTGCCTTGGTTTTAAGTTCTTTGAGTTCATCCAAGTCTCCAAGCTCTGCATACTGTGCATATTGCTTTTCATACTTGCGGGCTAGGCTGGATTTTAGTCCTGCCATGTGCTTGTCGAACTCGTCTTGTGAGTAAACACGCTCTTGTTCCTGACTTGTGTTTTGTTCGGAAGCGTCAGTTACTTCCATTTCCGATGTTTGGTCGCTCATCGTTAGCACCTCCATATTGAGTATTGTAGTATATTTAGCGGATCTTTAAATATAGGTCCGATTATTTCTGGCATTAGTAGCGTTTGCCTTTTTTGGTCTTCTTTTTCTGTTTCTTCTTATAAGCCATCGGTTTCTCCTCTAGACATCTAAGAGATCTCTTTTAGCTCGATCAATATCACCAGCTGAGATTTCAGGATGTAGTTGTAAGATCTGCTCATCTGTGTAGCCTTGCATAATCATTTCCTGAATGTGTGCTGTTCTTTCAGCACCAGGTTGAGTAGGCTGCATTTCCGCAGATTCTGTTTCAAAATATTCTTCAGGATCTTCGCCAAGTAGTTCTACAAGTCTCTGATCAATCAACTGTTGAATCACAGGATTCTGTGTAGTTTCTTTCGCAGTCTTTAGCTGGGTGAGTTCACTGCCAGTATCTCTAATACTAAATGATCCTGGATAGTCTATTTCTATGGAATATGGTACTTGCTGATAAGCACACCATAGACGCCATAGCTGTTCTTCAGCTAGCTCTAGGCTGTTTGCTTTTTCAGATAATCTTGCATTGAGCAATTGGAATTCTGTTTCCATAGCAACTCCACTCATTGTGCGTGCCTCTGTGGCACGAACTGCACCGATGTTTGCCATCTTCTCAATGCTTTCTACTGTCTTGCCAATGGTACTCAGCATTGAATCAACACTTGCTCCTGAGTATTCAAGTAGATAAGGTTTGAGGCCTGGATCCATAGTGCCATCCATGTGTATAATAGCACCTGCTCCAGTACCAATTTGTGTGTCTGGTGTAGTAACCAAACTAGGGTGTGAGTCAAGCCTCACTGATTGTTCAATTTCACTATTGAGGTTGTAGATAAATCTCTGTCCATCTGCAATATCTGCGATGTCCGAAACACCAATACCACGAATCATACTACGACCATTGTAGGCAATCACTGCTGGAATGCGTCCTAGTCCATTAGGTTCAATGAGAGGTTCTGAGACGGTTTCTTGACCTGTGTCAACTTCGATAGTGCGTACTTCATCAGGTGTCCATTCTTTAATGATTTGGATATCACCGTTGATGTCTTCCACATAGCGTAGGTAGTCTAGTTCATAGCGTCCTGATGGTCGTCTAGCCCAATGCCAATCCAATACAGCCAGTGGTGTTAGTAGGTTTACATAAGGTCTAACGCCAGCCGCAATTTCATCTGCTCTTGTTAGTGCACCGATCGCAGGCTTTGCCATTACAATCCAACAGTGTCCAAATACACTTGACCATGTGGCAACATCACTCATAAACGCATCCATTGAGCGTCCATCCATGTCAGCATCTTTGAGAAAGTCTTCTACTTCTGCTGAACCAGCAAGCTCATTGAATGTTCTCTGTGGAGGTGTTCTAAACAAAAAGCTGTTGTATGTACGCACAACAGATCCACAGTGGTTATCTAATGGTGTTGACTGTAGCCTTGCTCCGTATTCGCTTGAGGTTTCCATTTGATAGCGTTGTAAAAAGCCACCTTCTCTGTAGTCATCGCCACCCATGTAGCTGACCAACAGATAGCGCCATTGTTCCACATACTGTTGGTATACTGTGTTTCCGCCAACCAAGGCGTCAATCTGTTCGTTAACTGTACTCATAGTTTATCCTTACGCTATTTTGTGACCCCAACGCTGGTTGGGTCTTGGTTCTACCGCTCGACGCACCGGCCAAATAAAATCTACTAGGTAGCGGATGGCATCTGCCATATGATCGTACCCGCTGTCTTTGTCTGGCTGATTTGAATTTTCTCGATAACTCAATCTCTCCAGACTCTCGATAGTGTATTTATTCGTGGGCGCAACATAGAGGTGTCTTTCTCCTGATGCCGTGCATAACCTACTGTTAACAGCATTGATGCCATCTCTAACTGCTGAATGTCGATTGGGACATTTGACCACAAAGCCAGCATTCTGTAGTATGCTTAGATCTGTGCGTCCACCAGCACTTGAACGGTTTTGTCTTGATGCAGGATCAGGATATACTGTGATGTTGCTCGCAGGTATGTGGTTGTATCTCGTGCGAATTTCAGCAACCATCTCATCGGTGTTGCTTGAGGTTAGTACAATC